AAGAAGTGATTAAATCATGTATTAAAGATGACATTGATGTAGAAGTATTAGCAACATTTGATTTAGAGTATATCTTTACTCAAATTAGAGCTAAATCTGTAGGTGAAGTAATAGAGTTATCATTACGTTGCGATACATGTACAGATGAAAAGGCTGTGGCAAAAGTATCAATTGATTTAACTAAACTTGTGGTTAGTAAAAACCCAGAACATTTAATTAAGATTAAATTATATGATGATGTTGGTATTGCAATGAAGTATCCAACAATGGATGTAGTAAAAAAATTAGAAAATATAGATAGTACTGATATTGAACAAGTATTTAATATTGTAGTTGAATGTATTGATTACATTTATACTTCAGATGAAGTGTTTCATGCTAAAGAACAAACTAAACAAGAATTAATAGATTTCCTTAATAACTTAACATCAGATCAATTTGTAAATGTGCAAAAATTCTTTGAGACAATGCCCAAGTTATCACATGAAATAGATTATGTTTGTCCAGTATGTAATGCGCCCCACCATAAAGTACTAGAGGGTTTAAATAGTTTTTTTTAGTATGCTTGAGTCACGAATCATTATATAATTATTATAAAATGAATTTTGCTCTCCAACAATATCATAAATGGTCATTGACTGATTTAGAAAATATGATACCATTTGAAAGAGACATTTATGTTGCTATGCTGATACAGTATTTAGAAGAAGAAAAACAGCGAATAGAAAACAACAACCGTTGATTCAAGCTAATTTACAATTATTAAAATGCCACCTATTCATTGCACCTAAACCGCCACTTTTGTTACAATGGGGACAAGTTAACATTAATCGGGTTTTACCTTTATTTGCTAAACTAGATGCAATTCTAGCATTTAAAGTTGGTGCAATTCCCTTTCTAGTATTAGACATTTTATTCTTTGTTTTTTCAGAATGGGTTTTACCTTTATGTGCATTACTTAATTTTAACTTTTGCTCTGTTGACATAGGTCTACTATTCCAAATTTTCATTTTTTGAATAAATTCTGGAGTAAGAAAATCTAGTCTACTTTGTGACATTAATTGCCGCGTTTCTTCTGAGTGATTCTTTCCATACATAGGGTTGAATTCGCCTGAATTAAAGAACGTTATTATGCTATCTACAGGTTCTGCTTGAGACCAATCATCATCAAGTAATTTTAATTCATCAAATATTGGATCTATTGGTGCATATATATTCATGCTGATACTCCTCTTTAGTATTAGGGCAGTTGGATGTTGACGCATCGCGAACTGCATATACTTTATTTATAGTAAACTTGTGATATTTTTATAAATAATAAAGAAAAACAACGAATAGAGAGTAAACAGTAATGGCAAACAAACCGGATGCGACCACTTTAGCTGATCTAATAGCAGGTCAACAAAAAGCAAATTTAAAAATGAATGCGTCTGTAGAGGCGCAGTTAAAGTCCATCCTTGCCCAAGAAAAGCTTGCAAAGTTAGATGAAAAATTACAAGTAGTACAAACAGTTGAGTCAATAAGATCTGAAAAAGACGAAAGTCTTTCAGCAGAAGAATTAAAAAAGGGTTTATTAAATAAAACTGGTGATGGAGCTAATGCTAATATTGTTAAAATGTTGGCAGAAATTAAGAAAAGTAATGGCTTTCTTAAGAAACAAAATGATGCAAAAGGAGTATTAGATAAAGTTGGTGATCGCAGAGAATTTAAAACTATTGGTCAACGCATTGGTGGAATAAAAGATAATGTTAAAGACTTCTTTACTGCAGATGGGTTTCTTCATAAAACGGGTATAGTTAAACGCGGATCTGGTGGGATTGTTTCTGAAGCACTGGCTGCTAGACGAGATAGAAAAGATTATGCTAAAGCAAGAATGGAAGCAGGTGACCCAACACAGAATTTATTTGGTAAACGTAAGACTGCAGAAATATTTGAGCGCCAACGAGGTGAACAACAACAGTTGGTCCGTGACACAAACAAAAATGATGCTAAGTTACAAAAATATAAAGACTTTAATATAGCAGAAAATCAAATAGCTAAATCGCCTGAAATGAAAGCAAAAACGGGTTTAGCTGAAAGATGGCAAAAGTCAGATCCTTCTACTAGAATAAAACCCGATAACAGTGCACAAGCTGATGAAAATAATATGTCTGAGTCTGAAATTGAACAGGCAAAAATTAATGAAGAACAAACTGATGTCCTAAATAAGATTGAAGAAAATACTAGAACTTCAGCACAAGATTTAAAACCTAAAGAAGAAGGCAAAGAAGAAAAAGGCGGCCTTTTAAGTGGATTAGGTAAAGGTTTATCTGGAATTGGTGGAGCATTAGGTGGTGCAGCAAAAGGATTACTAGCATTAGCAGCTTCAGTATGGATTATAAGTAAAGCATTTAAAAACTTTGCAGAAATCGAATGGGAAACTATGGCTAAAGGAATGCTTGTAATAGGAGCATTAGTAGTTTCAACTGCATTTATAAAATCTTCAAATGCTGCGGCAACTCTATTAGCATTAGGTGCCGCATTATACATTACAGGCGCAGCAATTAAAAACTTTGCTGAAATAGATTGGGAAACAATGGGCAAAGGCATCTTAGCAATAGGAGCTTTAACTGCCGCAGTAGTTGCTATTGGTTTATTTGGTCCAGTTGTATTAGCAGGTGCAGCAACATTATTAGCAATGGGTGCAGCATTATGGATGGTTAGTAAAGCATTTGAAAATGTTTCTGAATCTTTAGATACATTTGCAGCAGGGATGGAACGAATTAGTGCTATTTCCGGCGCGGGTTTAATGAGTACAGCTGCGGGAATATTGGCAGTTAGTGCAGCAATGGCAGCGTTTGGCGCAGGTAGTGCAGTAGCGGGGTTAGGTAATCTAGTATCAGGTTTATTGTCTATGGGTCAAGATAGTCCTATAGATAAACTAGAAAAAATTGCTAAATTGGGTGATGGATTACAAAAAGCCGCCGATGGATTAGAACGCATTGGTAAAGCAATGCAAACTATAGCGCAAACTGATGCATCAATTGAAGTTGGTAAAGATTCAATTAAAACAAAAGGCAAGGGAATCAATACTGCTAAAGTAGCTCCAAATACTGGTAATAATGTATATTCACAATCTGCTCAGGTAGCTGCTAGTGATAAAACTCAACCGCAACAAAAGCAATCTACGGTTATTAGTGCACCCACACAAGTAAATAATTCAACACAAAATGCTTCATTCAAATCACCAGTACGAAACCAAGATAACACAGTAAATAGTTATCTTAAGTCCAGATACGTGGCATAAAAAAGGGAGCGTAAGCTCCCTTTCTCATTTAGTTCTAATTAATCAGCATCAGCGATTGATTGAAAGTAAGACATTACATCATCCTCATCATCAACTACCGCGGCCTTAGCTGCTGGAGCAGGAGCTGCTTTTGCAACTGGTTGTGGTGCTGGTGCAACTGGACGATCTTCTTGTTCAGAGATTTCCGCTGCTGACATACCTACATACTCAGAACTCAATACAGTTTCCAACTTAGTTTTCAAGTCAGCATAGCTTTTGAAATTCTTAGCATCTAAGAACTCTGAAAGTTTATATTGACCATTAGCCACTTGAAGGATCTTGTCTTCATCATCAGATAGAGCTTGAATCTCACCAAATGCTGATGTATCATAGTTAGGATAACCATCTACAGTCTTCATACGAAGTTTGAAGTTAGCACCTTCCCAATAATCAAACACATTCACTGGTGTCTCATCTTCAAAAGTAGGACGTGCTTTGTCCATGATCTTGTCAAAGATTTTCTTACCATACTTAAATAGTTTTACTTGACCATTGTTTTCTGGGTGTTTAGGATCATCAATAATTAAAACATTAGAGATATAGTTTAAACGACGTTTCTGAGCACGTGCTTGTTTACGGCCTGGAGAGTTGTCGTCAGTTGAAGTTGCCCATAACTTACTATTCAATTCACCAACTGGATCGGCTTCATTGATAGTTGTTAATGAGTTCTCAATGTACCATTTGCCGGTAGGGCCTTGGAAACCATGTGAGAAGATTTTAACCCATGGTAACTCGTCACCTTCTGTACGGGGTAAGAAACGGATTGTTGCAGTTGCATTACCTGCTTTGTCGCGTTCTGGTTTCCACATGCGGGTGTCTTCATAGGATTGTGCTGAAGGGGGATTGACTGTTTTCTCAAACTCATTAGAGATTTTTGAGAAGTCTGTGTTGCGCATAGCGCGAAGTGCTTTGATGTCCATCGTATTTTCCTTTTTGTATAAGCGTTATATAATTGCGTAGTATGATAATATATTTGTTACTCACTCTTTATTTATACTCGATTCCACGTCCATCTCGAGTAAATCATCTTCAATTTCCGATTCATTTACAATCGGAATTCCATTGAACTTATGATTGTTCTTGTGGTTGGAATGTTTACCACTCCTACCTGAATATCGTTCATCGTCAAATTTATGCGATTGCTTCTTGTAAGTGTTGCTCATCTTTATAGTTCCACATCTGTTCTAATAAGTTATTTACTATTGGTAGTGTTTTGGTTTTATCATACTTAATAAAACCTTTTGCCTTCCTAATAATTCTTATATGATCTCCAAATAGAGTCTGTATATTACCTTGCCATGTATCAATAAAATGCATAGTATCATCAAGAATTCTTATTGTTTCTATATTAATCCTTTTTGCAAGGTATAATGATATTATATATGGTAATTGATTATTTGTACAATTTATTATTTCTTCAAGTGATTTGTCAGTATTAATTAGAGTATGACAATCATCAGAGAATAACTTTGTAGCAGATTGTAAACGGCGTTGCCATTCTGTATAGTTTTCATCTGCTTCTGATCCTGAATAGATTACATTAGGATTACCATATATGAAGTTACTCGCGATGAATTGAATGTACTCACGCTCAGTCTTAAAGCGTTGACCTAATTTATGAAACATAAACCGATCATTGCGCTTCTCAAAGCTATCCCTAGAACAAGTTACTGCACCCTTTGAAACAAATACATCATATTTGTCTGTAGTGAAATGTAACTTAGTTGCTAGATAGAATCGATACGCACGATACCCGTCAATCATAAGTCTAAACTTGCTTGTTTTGGTAAGAAATTAAGTTCTTGCATATTGACTGCAATCTTTTCTTTTAAAGATTTATTTACCTTTGATGCAATCTCTTCAGGTTCTAACATATTATCAGTGCAATATTTTAATACAGCATCCATGTGCGAAATACGGTGCTCCTTTACGAGGTCTTCTATATGAAGAGAGAATTCATTTGCTGATTTAAATAGCTTTTGTTGTGTCATTATTTTTTACCCATTTGGTATTCAGCACACTTGATCATGTGATTTAAGACCCGATACTCTGATAGTCTATTCTTGTAAGTAACCCAATTAGGATCTTCCAATACATCATGGTCTAATATATTCTCATTAAGAAAATCAGAGAACCATTTATCCATATGCATTCTATCTATAATTAAAGTTGAATGAGTGGTTTGTAGGGTTGGTCTATCCATACGTGCGATGTCGGTAGTATTCATTATGACCAAGTCCTATGAACTTCCGCAACCCATTCTGAACCATCGAACTCATCAATTTGCCATTCAACACCATCAGGTATTTCAATTACTTTTAATTCAGCATAAGTACCCCAAGAGTCTTCAGCAAGTTCTTCAACGATGCTTACTAGGATTGGGTCGTCACGAGGAATATCCCAGTGTGGAACATTATTTCCAGATTCATTTTGGTATCTAGTTTCAGCAACTTCACTTAAACTAAATCCACCATAACAACTATTGATAACGATTTTCATTTAATATTCCTTCTTTCCACCAAATTCTTCATTGTAATCATAACCAGCATGGTACTCTTCGATTTGTTCAAGTGTCATATCTGCTTGCATTATCATATCAGATGAACCAGTATCACCTACATAGTAATGTGGATTTCTAGCACGGCGGTAATAAGAGTCTGCACCACCACGATCCCAAGGACCGCCATGACGTTGATTTAATTTTTTCATAATTACTCCCAACCAAATTTCTTAGCTGCGATTTCAGCTACAACCATTATAAAAAGTACTGCAGTAAAACCAATTACTAAAATTAATGCGTTATCCATTATACAGTTTCCTCTTCAAGTATTGCATTAAATTCTTTCTCATAACTATATGGTAAGTCTAGAGCGTAGCAAATATAACCTCCGCCATATAGTTTATCATTGTCACTAAGTTCCATTGCATCAACTATCCAGCGTAAAGCTGTTTCACGAGAACTAGCACCTAATTCCATGTGGAGCGTAACTTTGGCTTCAAAGTTTTTGATTGCTTCCGCTTCGGCTTTTTTGTCTTCTGTGTATTTTTCTTCGAGTTGAAGAATGAGGTTATCCCATATGACTTGTTTCTGATCATTGTTACCTGAATTCCAGGCGGTATAGAATGTTGAACCCGGGCGGAACCCGTTAACATCTTTAAAAAGATCTGAAACAATATTAGCATCAAATGTATAACTCATAATTTAACTCCTTAATCAATTTATGATACTATTATATCACAGCATTGAATTAATGTACACACATTTATGATTTATTTTGCAAATATTTAAACAATTTTACGTACCAAGCGAACCTTTTTGGCTCATGCTCAACACTCGGGAGGACCCCGAAGCGCTCTTCCATCTGAAGATACATGCTTTCTACCTCTTCTTCAGTCATTAGATCTCCACAATCAAATTAGGAATAAACCCATCTTTATTCTCATTTCCATAACCACGTGGATTACAAACTAAACGAGTATCTCCCTCCATGAAGTCTCTAGAGCAATGAGTATGACCATACAACCATAAACCCTTCCATCCCATATGTTCTTTCATATCGCATAGGAAGTACGGATTTAAAGAGGATCCCGCATATTTTGGGTCAGAACCATCCCGATGTGGTACGAAATGAGATATAACTACGCGTTTTTCTGCTGGTTTATTTAACCATTGTACTAAACCATCTTTAAATAATACATGCTCTTGGTAATGGTCTTCAGGGTTCCACATACGTTTTTCATCTTTACCCATTTTAGATATCCAATGGAAGTCAGCAATACCATCTTTTGCTCTTTGCCGTGCAGTCCATGCATCACCATCTAAATCCCAATCAGTAAACATTGTACCACCAAAAAAGTCTACACCGTTAATATGAATAGACGCATTTTGTAACCAATAGAAGTTAGTGTATTCTGCCTGTAATTGGTAGAAGAAATCATTTGTAACTTCGAAGGTTCTACCATAATACTCGTGATTACCGGCAACCATAAGAATTTTTACATTGGATGGGATTTGATCTAAAATGAATTCATGTCTACCCTGAGTGTGAATATCACCGGCAAGGACTACAACATCCTCACCAGCGTATTCATAGTAATGTGGATAACCTTCTAGATGAAGGTCACTTAATAACCTAATCTTCATTAAACAATTTTATTGGTAAATGTCATTAATAGTATACCACCACTAAAGAATGTCATTACTGCAATGAATCTCCAAACGGATGGATTGCGGTCAATAAACCCAGCAATACCACATAATAAAATACCTAAACAGTAAACGAATGTTGTCATACGATCTCCTCACTTAAAATAATATTATATAACGAATGCTAATTAATGTACACCGATTTATTTAAAATTCCACAAATAAGTTGCTATGATGTTTATTATTAGAAAATAAATGTTTTGAAATAAAAGCGGTGTACTTTTATGATGTGATATAAAGTAATAGATAAGAATGCAATGCGCTACTACAAATGCAGGAAATGCGTATGCAATCCAGGGGGTTTTTAACGCACAACTGGTACCACCGAATATAAACAAGGCGGTGGATATCCATTTGTAGTCAAACTTTTTAAACACAGTCAGATTGGGATTCTAACCAACGACGAGTGCATGCTTTGTCGTTAGCTTCACAGGGAACTTCATCGACTTCAACAAGTATTTTTACTTCTTCTTTCTTTTGATCAGGTACTTCTACTAGTAATTGTGACATGATTGATCCTAATTTTGTTAAGAGGACTGCTTTGATTTTGTCTTGGCAGTCTATTATTTATATTTGCAATCACATGAGCGGCCTTGATTACAATTGTTGTTACACTTTGATTGATGTATTTCGCCACCAAGTAGTATACTAAATAAACGTTTGATGTAAGTTAACATTACCCTCTCCTCATTTTGCCAATATCTAACACATCTTCTTGGCGGAATACAGGTACACCGTTTGATTTATGTAATACAGAAATGCCAATCATTGCGTCACCAGTATATTCTGCTGAAGACTTTTTAGGTGTCATCCCAAGGCCACTATCCAAGCTAGGAATATGACTAGTGCTAGAACCAGCCCGAATAGGCCGAGAAACGTCAGGTCTACTAATAGTTGTTTTAGTACTGGGTTTAGACGGTTTAACATCATACTTCCTTAGGATTTCCTGCCAATTGGCAGCTAGTGCTCGTTGCTGAGCATTTGGTTTTTTAGGTTTGTGTTTGGGGATGTGGGGATGGATAATCATTCTGTTACCCCACGTAAGTCTTCGTCTTGCAATTCGTTTGATATGTAATTAGATAACTTTTCTGCTAACTTCTCATCCGTGAAAATTATTTCTCTAACAAGAACTGCTAATTCTAAATTATCCAATTCAGAAAGAGATTTTACTATTTGATTTCGTGCTTTGTTTGAAGCTTGATAATCAGATATTGCAAAATTCATAATATAACTCCTCAATTAAACTAAACCAAAGATTCTTTTAAATCTTTCCTCAACAATTTGATGCACTATTGAAACTGGACAGTTTGCCGCAGCTGCAATATCATCACAAAGCAAACTCGTTGTATCCAATAATTCGTTTATTTCAGTATATAATTCTTTCATTGCACTCATAATTTAACTCCTTTATCAATTTATGATACTATTATACAATAAAAACGAATTAATGTACACAGTTTTATTCAGTTTTAAAGTATTCTTTAATGAATTTAATGAGATGCTGTTCACGCATAAAGACATATTCTTTAATATCATCTTCTTGCACTATAACAACAAAACCGTTTTCTGCTTTTTTAATTTCAATCGTATCCATAATAACTCCTAGTTTGTGAGGTAAATACTTAACAAAAATGGCACCTTTATGGCGCCATAATCTTTTCTTATTTAATTATAATCATCCAACAGGGTGGGGTGCGATCGTGATATACCACCTTCAATTCTTCTGCTGGTATACCAACAATATCCATAAATTGCCTTACACCGGCTTGAACTGTATTTGCATCATAATCATGCCCTGAAAAAATTGCACCCTTTTTCATTTTACCATAGTAATTCAAACAATCCTGCTTAACAGATTCAGTACTATGATTTGCATCAATAAACATAAAGTCTAATGAATTATCTGGAATTAAATCTTTAGCATCATCTGAAGATTTATTGATGTATTCAATTTTATTTTTTTGTTGATAATCATTTAAATTTTCTAAGAACTTTTTACCAACCATAGACATAAGATCCTGTGTCATATGGCCATGCTGACAATCTGGTGACCAGTCTTGGTATTCTAAATGAGGATCTACCCCATAATATTTTTTAATATTAGGGCAATGTTCTATCATATAGATGATATTTAAACCAAATGCAATACCAACTTCTGCGGCAGTAATATCATTTCCTAACCCATTAACTAAATCTACAAAAGATGAAGATGATACAATGTTTCCTCTTTTATAGTCTTCAGTTGACATAACATCAACTAAACTTGGAATATATCTTGAATCTCCGAACATAGTATTTCCTTATTTTTTACTTGCATAGACGATACAAATAGTATCATTGGTAGTAGCATAAGCACAACGTACTGCTACTGGATCGATGCCACGAGCGGTGGCGGTTTCAATGCTTGAGGATAATGCTGTAATACGTTTTTCTTCGATGATGTTATAACTTACAATTGCAGAAATGATAACTGCTACACCACCAACAATTGCTGATAATAATTCATGTTTCATAATTTACTCCTTCATAAAAATTGGTGCGCCCACCAGGAATCGAACCTAGAATAGGGGAGTAGAAATCCCATGTGATATCCGTTTCACCATAAGCGCTAATTAATACATGTATCACATGTACATGGGACTACCCATTCTTTCATCGTGTACCGTATTTCAGCTTTATCTATTGCACCAAAACAGTGTTGACAAGCTCTACCATCCTGAGAAAAATCTCCCTCAAGACGGTAGCCGTTCTTTAAGTAAACGAAATACTCATAGTCGTCTACTTGTATTTCATCAATTCGTTTATCCATTAAGCCACCTGAACTTTCATCATGGCCATGTTATCATCAGTATAAGCCAAACGTAGGTTTGATGTATATCCTTCTGGTGTTATAACTAACCATGGAATAATGTTACCAGCGGCATTCATATCCATAACAATTTTATCCACTGTACCAGTTAAATCACCAAAAGCACATTTCCAACTAATTTTATTACCGATTTCTAATTTCATTATGTATTTCCTTCTCAATTAATCATTTAATAGAATCATTATATCATAATTAAGAATTAAAGTACACAGTTAATTTAAATCTTTTACTACATCACAAATACCATATTTAAGAGCATCCTTAGAACTTAACCATACATCATGCGGTGGTAGTAATAGTTCCCTGATCTCTACTTCATTTAATGCTGTAAACTTTTTGTAATGAGCCATCATTTTCTTGGTAGTCAAATCGAACTCTTTAACCGTTGCAAATAACTCATGTTCTTTACCCATACTTCCCCATGAATACTGATGGGATAGTACTGATGTGTTAGGTGTTAGAATTCGTTTACCTTTCTTACCTGCTAGAAAGATTAATAATCCAGCAGAAGCAATCTCTCCAATACCAATAGTGTGTACTGGGATTGCTGATCCTCGCATTACATCAATCAGTGCAAATGCTGCACTTAAGTTACCGCCTGGAGAACACACTATAAGATTAAGTGCTTCAGGTTTTTCTTCTGCAAAGTTTGCTTCTATAATCCATTCAATTGTATCTTTACACGAGCTAAAATTAATCTCGTCCATCAGCAGTAAGAATGAACTTTGTTTTGGATTTCCACCACCCAGCATCAAATTTAGTTTTTGCATCATATCGTTGTTCTCTCTTTGGTTTATAAAAAATATGTTGACCTATTTTGGTTGTTTTTTTAAGGTTATGCCATTCTGGGTTAACATAGTCTGCATGATAATATGTTGCTCCTTCAGTAATGTCATCGATCATACCATAATTAAGATATGTATACAAGGCAACATTACGTACTTCTCTATAAAGACCTGGATCTGGTCTATTATGTTTTTCACATTTCCAAGAGAACTGACAAACCTTATCGGTCCTCTGTTTTACTACTGAACAAATAGAATTAGAGAACTTATGTTTAACTCTATTCATAGTAACCAAAGCAACTGCTAGTTGTCCATCATGCCCTTGGTTACCTGCTTCATAATATATATTTTCCGCAAGACAGTCAATTTGGGTTCTTGCTGTAGGGATCATCCTACTATAAGAAATTTCTATAGGTCTTTCTTGCTTGATTTCTGTAACGATACTAATAATAATCAAGAGTGCGGCAGTGCTTAACCCGATGAAGAGTGATCGCATGTGTTTCTCCTTTTTTATTTACTGCTAACCAAATACTACCAATAACAAATAAGATGTA